CCTTCATGTAGCTCATCAACACGCTTTTGGCAATCCTCATCCGAAATGAACCATCGACCATCAGGTCCTTGACTCATGATGCCATGTTTACCTTTAACACCATGTTTCCTGTTAAGGGTACACGGTATACCAGGTGAACCTGCGGTAGGATACGTATCAACAAATTTGCCGTCACCATTCAATGCCTCATCAAGCGTCAAAGGACGTATAAACGTATCATCTGTCGCTGGTATTTTAGTGATGATGCTTTCAAAAAGTGCATCACCAGCCATCATTACAAGATGTTTAGGCATAACTGCAAGAGAGGAATCCGCTCGGTTAGCAATATCGGCCAAAACCTGCTTGGGTGATTTTGTGGTGCGCGAATCATTCTTGTCCCCCATGATGCTTGGCTCGTACGCAATCTCTTTCTCAATATAATCATATATAGGAGACTTCTCGTACTTCGTTTTGCATGAAACACCAGCCGGAGCCCAATCCAACCTTCCTAAATAAGCATAGGAGTCATTGAGGTCAACTCCAGGTCTCGCCGGTGTAATGTCAGTAAAACAATGTTTTTCCATAACGATAGGAAACCGAGCATCCAAATGATCAAGACATATGTTAACTTCAGAAAGGCTGACAACCGCTGAAGTAGAATCGGTGGAGACAGCTCTGCTTCTCTCGCCCACATGCATGGATAATATCTTGTACTGCCCGTCATAACGTCCAAGTACCGGAAATCCACAATCACCATGTTGGCAAGGATAATCAGAAAATATTGCAGTCGGTACATAAACATCAGGTCTTAACTCTGACGGAACCAAACTTGAATACTGTACTGCATGGCTAGACTTTAAAGACTGAACTACTGAAGTATTGCCTCTAGAAACACTGTCAGGTCTAACCATAAGTACCGAGCCAAAATCTCGCCTATGGGCAAAGTGTCTTTGGTCAATATGCATGTGGGTCATATCTTTCTTAGGAGGCACCTTCGTCCCACAACTGTAATACAACCAATCGGACATCAACCCTTTCTCGTCTTCAAAAGGCAAAACAAAATCCCAAGAAAATGACATCTTGTACTCGACCATCTGATCACCTTGTCTCGCAAATACGCTAAATGGTGTGCCATCTGGTAACCACTTGTCTTCAGTCTCGCCAGTTCTAAAGAAATGGGTTACAGTCCTAAAAACTGTTCCTTTGATAAAGAAACAGCCAACCTTACCTCCAGCTCTCTCAAGATAACCGGTATTCGCAGCAACTTTGGCAATGACCCCACGGTCCGTATCGGATTCATGGTCAATATGCTTAGTAAGGCTGGGAGAATACCTCCTATCATAGGCAATATTCGGTCTACGCCTAGTGTGATCGGAATCATACTTACTCCTCATTTGGGGTTCGTGAGTTGAATCTGTAAAAACCTGATAAGCCCTGATGCATAATGCTATAGTTCCAGCACATGCAGCAACTGAAGCTAAAAACTTAAAAGGACTATGCTTGATTTTACCCATCACCTCGAGAGTAGTAGCCGTCATAACTTCCTTAAACTTCTCAGTCTGCGCTTTCATAGACTGTGTCGCTTTATAAGTCGGTTGACTGCAAGAATCAATAAATGCCTGAGCACGAACAACACAATCATCATGCCAATCGAGACCGAACTCATTAATCTTCTCACCAGTTTTCTTAACATGTTGCTTAGCGCTGCGATAAGCAGCTCGAGCCTTTGTACCCAATCTATTTCCGCCAGAAGTCTTTGGCAAAGACTCTTTGGCTTCACTCCCCTTCTTGAGCTCATTAACAACTGACATGGATGGAGACTCAATGTGATCAACCATCTCTCTGGCCAATGCACCAAATGCTGAGCTAGATTGACCAGCAATTGGTAAACTGTCCCCACGTGTAACGCCAGTCAACGGTTTCTCATCAGACGCCATATGCTTGTCAAATTTCTCCTCTTCATCAATAGGCAACTTGTCCTCAGTAGCAACACCATCAACATAAGAAAGTATGTTTTGGATCGGGTCATCATGTAAAACCCTGATATCCTCTTCAACAACAGATTGGGCAATGTTGGCCTCTAAGCGTGACAACTCATTGGTCTTGCCGGGAGGGGGAGCAGCAGCCACTGAAGCATCTTGCAAAAATTGAGCATTGCGTTGCTTCAACAACAATTTGGCATTAATCACTGTTAGCACTTCTTCAAAGGTTCTGTCAACAGTAGAAAGGTTGAAAAGCCCCGCTCTACCATCACCTTCCACTTTGAAATCAGTATGAATCCTGAACCTTAAATGAGGAAAAGTGAGTGCTTGCTCAATGGGTAAAGACTTCAATAGCGCAACATTCAACAAACCATTTGCATCTCTGTATGACTCAATGATTTCAACTGTCAAATAAAGAAAACGCCTCATGAACGCTTTATTAC